TCAACAGAGACCTGCATCGCACCCTCGTTAGAGAAGTGTAATGTGACCTTTGCCGAGTCTGATAGTTTAAGTATTTGTAGCACCTGTCCTACTGGCCAACTCCAACCTTTGTTAAGTGTTCCCTTAACGTCAGTTGCGAATACAAACTCACCACCATGCGATGCTTGATCACCAAAAGTGAAAATCAAGTTTCCATCTTCGGTTCTCACAACGAATGAGTTGTGCTCTGTGTTTGCAGTTGCTTGGAAGTTGAATCTTTGCACACTTGCCACCGAAGGTTCGATCTCAACGTCCCACTTGACACCTTTGAACTTCACGGTCTTAAGTTTCTCGTTGATGATCTCAGCGTTCATGAATCTGTAGTCATTCTTGAAGTCACCCTTTTCATTCTCGAAGTGGATCCCTGTTGGAATGGTCGCACCGTTTCTCTCACCGGACAACACAGTAATGTTCGCCTTCTCCTTGTACTCCGGACACTTCAGGTGTATGTCTAGTTTGCCCATTTGTGGCATACCGAACGTACCCGTCATCTCCGTCTGTGGCTTGTGGAAAGACCCCTGTAGGATCACAGATCTGTCTTCGGCCATTGAATCGATTGTAGTTTCCTTATCGTCTCCAGTGATCTTGACAAGATCTAAGAATCCCAGTCCATGCGTATGTTTAACGATGTCTTTTAAGATGTCTATCATAATGTCTAATTGTATATGATATTTAGGTGTTAGTCTAGTGTTATTTCATCTACTTTGTAAACGACCGGATTTTGTTTACCAGGTTTCTTGAATATAGCATAACTGGAACCAGGTCTGAACTGGTTCATCTCCACAACCTCATATCCTTCGTCCTTGATCATCTGCGTCATGGCAGTCTTGGTGTTATAGTTCCAATATCCCCTTTGTGCTAAATTCAGCTCAACGTCGTAGTGGCAATCTGCATACTGTATAAAGCAGTACCCACCAGGGATCAGCACTCTTTTGATGTCGTGCAAATATTGTTGCACGTGTTGTTGTGTAAAGAAAACAAATGTATCCCAACTGAAAACAAAATTGCAACTTGCTTGTGGAATGTTTGTACATTCTGTATTTCGTGTGAGAAAGAAAATAAGATATTTTTGATGAGCAGGGTTGAATTTTTTACGTACATATTTTTCTGCGGATGGCAGTATATCGAGGAAGAAATTTTTCCTCCATGCCCTAAAATCCATAGAGAACATGCCTGTTCCGGGGCCTATTTCCAGACTGTTGTACAAGTTAGATTTTCCAAATTGAAATATTTTTGTCTTGATAGCTCTATAAAGATGTTGATCGATTTGTGATTTTTTATTTTTTTGCTCCATGTCCATCTTGAACCAATCGGGCGTTTTGTCTAATCGGTTTATTGTTTGCTTATTATTAGCATCCACAGCCTGCTCGATGTTTTTCAGTATGCTTAAATTTGTATCAATTAGAGCATGAAAGTCATGAGATTTAGCACGTTCTAGTTTTTCTATTAATAATTTTATTTCTTCTATGCTTAACATACCACTATTTAGAATTCAAAAAGTTTGTTGAATGTATTCGTGGTCTCTGTCGACTGCACGTCCCAGCCCAGCACACCTATAAGGTTATCTATCTTCTGATCCAATATAGTGGCTTCCATGGCATCACTATCAAACGGCAATTCCTTGAACCATTCTGGTATACGCATCTCGTCCACAGGATACGCGATGCTAGTGTATCCAAGCGGATTCTGTTTGAGTTTACACACTATCACCTTCGCACCATCCGTGATTGGCATACTGTATTTGTCGCCGTACATATCTCTGCACTTATTCCAATTCATGCTGGCCCTAACATGTCCCGGCATGTTGGTTTTGCCTGCCTTCTCCTCGGCCGCTGTGTACTTGGTCATGTTGTTGGCCCTCTTGGGAGATCCCTTCTCCCAGCCTGGCCTGGATTTGAATTCCCCTCTGAATTCACTGATCTTTTCCAGCACCTGCTGTTCGGTTTTTCCTGTAAGAACCATGTACAACAGGTCACTCAAGAAGTCTTGCACGAATACCGGGGTGTCTGAACGTTTTAGATCAAGTCCCATGGCCTTCATCTTGCCTTCCTTGCCTTCTACATCAGCACGTTTGCCTTCCTTGTCATAGTAAAGCACGGCGTATCTCTTCTTTGTGATGAACAATCCCTTAGACGCCACGAGTTCTCTGCCCGCCGCTATGACTTCTCCACGTGTGCTTGGACAATGGAAGCCCTTGGTCATGAATGCTTTGAACGATCCGTTGACTTCATCTGCTATCCTATCATACAGTGCCACAACGGAGTCTTTGGTCCACGGTATAATACCCTCGTTGATCTCTTTCTGTAGTGTTTTGTATGCCGAGAAGTAAACGGAATCTGTATCTCCATACACAACACTTTCACCTTTGTGGTCATACTTGCCCGCCACAATCTCATTGACCTTGCTGGCCATGTGTTTGGTTATACATCGACCTGTCAGCGTTACTGATTGTCCAATTCTGATGTCAAAGAATCTACATCCTGGATTTAGGATCGCACCATACAGACTGTTTAGATTAATCTTCTTTACTAGTTGTCTCTTGTCCCAATATTCTCTCTCGATCTCGTTGTCGCCACACTCACGCATCTTCTTCTGCATGTCCTGTCTCTCCGCATACCAACGTTTCAATAGTCCTGGAATGATTGCTTCATACTCGTAAGTGAATATTGTGCCATTAGCACTCAACATCCATTTATTGTTGCCGTCGAATATGATCTCGTACAGTTGTGCCGCACTCATACGCACACTGGTCTTGTCTTCCCAGTCCACGATTATCTCTGTGCCTTTCTCTTGATTCATCACAGCCTGATATTCCCAACTGCCAAATTGGCTGTCCCACGCCGCCGCGAATGATTTCTTGGCGTGTTTGGCCCTGTTGATCTCCGCTGAAGTTATCACCGGACGTATCTGTCCCACTATGGTCTCTGGACCCATGTTCAATGCTCTAATGACACTTGGATAAAGTGAGTTTATGTCAACAGACCCTATCCAGTCGTGTATTCCCTTTTGTGGCGTTGCCACGTGGGCTCCTGCCGCCGGTTGGTTCTCCTCACCATCCTTCTTGTATTTCCTGGCCGGGACCTGCATACCACGTCTATGTGTTTCGTTCACTATGGCCTGTTCTGTGACCGCAACTGCACCCATTGTTGTTTGCAGTAGCACAGTGTTCTGGTGTGCTATCTCGTTGGCAAGTTCTATGAACTTCAATTTCTTCTCTAGTTTGGCCAGTAGTGCTGTGTCCTGTCTGTTGTATTCTATGAACAAGCCAAAATCATTTTTATATAGATTATCAAGTGATCCCTCATACACAGTTTTCCTTTCTCCCAATTCGTGTTCACCTATTGCGTCTAGTCTGAAACTGTGTCTTTCCTCATACGTGTATTTCCTGTATAGCTCAAGCAAGTCCAAATGTACACGTCCTACTAGATCAAAACTCAACTGCTCTCTGCCATACTTCTCGAACACCCTCTTCCTGGGCTTTTCACCCCAGAAACAAAGACGCCTTGTGTCATCTGAACTCAACACTTTTTGTATCCTACCCACAGTGTATGGGATATCATATCCCTCACTGTTCCAACCCGACAGTATGTCTGCGTCCTGCACCAGTTCTAGGAATGCATCTAGCATGTCTTTCTCTTTCTCGAACAACATTGTGTTGTCAAATCTCTTTGTGAGCTCTTTGGCATCGTCCATGCTGATGGTCTTGGGAGGCACGGCGAATGTGACCAGTTGGTCCGTCCAGCTCATATAACAACTTATGGCAGTTATGGGCATGAACGGATCATCTGTTGTTGAATAACCTCGATCGGGATCGAAGTCTACTTCAATATCAAAAAACATAACATTTAGTTTTGGAGTTTCTTTGCCTAAATAATTTTCTTCCAAACATCTGAACACAGGATTTATATCATTCTCATACAGTTGTTTGTTTGATCTAATACGTTGTTCCTTTATGAATTCTTTGTGTGTGGCACACTGCACCCGCTGTAATGGTGCACCAGTCATTGATCTATGTTTGCCCCTTGCGTCCTCGTAGTAGAACACGTACCTGGCATCGTACTCTGTGAATATCCTGCCCTTCTTAGGATCACGTTCTACAACGTATATCTTGTCCTCATCTTTTTTGTAAAGTGCATCTATGTAACTCATCTTACCACCAATAACTTGCCACGCCGTAACCGTAGACATTTATGATTGCGAAGTAGCCAGTGATCATCATTACGAATGCCGCTTCTCTCCTGTATGAAGCATAACATTGTGTGAGTGCTCCTACCAAGAATCCCGGATACACGATAGTCATGTCCGGATCTGAGGCTGTGATCGCTAGTGTGAGGCTGGCTCCAACTGTGAATATGAAACTGACGAGTTCGAAATAGAACGCCGTCCGGTCACTTTCAAAACTACGAAGCCAGAATGATCTGACTTTGTCCAACATTAAAGTTTGCCGGCCGTGTTAAGTATGCTCTCCAGCGTGTCCATCTCGTCAGCGATGTTCTGGTAGTTGCCCTTGTGTGCAACTGATATCGCTTTGTTGATCAGTGCTGGTTTTAGTTCCAGTTCTTCTGCGATTGCTTTTACTGTGTCTTTCAATCCACCCTTCAAGTCCTCGACCTCACCTAGTACCTGTGAGCCCTGGGAAATGATCTGGATCAATTTCTGCTTTTCAGCGTCATTAAAGTTTCTTACTGCCATTTGTTTCTCCTTGTTTGTTTGATTATACAGGTTTTGCCCATATTTGTCAAACACTGATATATTCTGTGTTAAATATTTGTACATGAAAATTCAAATTTTGAATGACAATAAAGCACCCATCGTGTTCGTTGGTAAAACGGCATTGAACAGGGAATGGTACTTGCACGTCCAAGGTGAAAGAGAATGCTCTCTGATCTCACTAGAAGAATTTGAATCAGAAAGCCAAGAAAAGTTGGCAAGTTGTCAATATTTTGTTAGTGCAGGATATACAGGCTTCAAGAAAAAAATAATAGAAACAATCACCCGGAGGGTACCTGATGCAAATTTTGTCACACTGATACACGAAACTGCATCTATATCAAACGACTGCCACATAGGCACAGGTGTATCGATAGGTCCTTATGTTTATGTAGGTCCGGATTCTGTAATAGGGGATCACACCAACATTGAAATCAGTGCTGTGGTGGGCCACAGTGGCAACAGGATTGGGAAATTGGTTTTCCTAGGACCACATTCAATCGTAACAACCAGCAATCTAGCAGATGGCACATGGTTAGGTGCCTATTCGAAACTTGACACAGTCAATACTATGGAGTATCAACAGTTCAAGGCCCATACCAGGTGCTTTGTAAAAACTTTCACAGAGTCGGGTACCTATTGGCATGCTCGATTAGTAGATTCAAAAAATAGTATTCAACTAGATATTAACAAATAATACTTCTACTTTTTTTTAGTAGCCACGTTCTTGGCCTTGCCACGTCTGTTCTTGTTGGGATCCTGCCTACGTTTCCTTGCGGCCGCGGACTTCCTGCCTTTCTTGCCCAGTGCGTATGCTTTCGACCTTGGTAAGCATTTAGGTTTTCCTTCCTTGCTAGAACCTCTGGCACAGTCTCCCCTGATCTTGCCATCAGGACCAAAACGCACCCATTTGTCCTTGAACCATTTCTTGAGGTCCTCGTTCAGTGATTCCGCGAAAACCAATCCACCGCAGTTCACACAGAAGTCTACGTCCTCTTTCTTGACGCAGTTGGGCACACGTTTTCCGAACATGGTCTTCATGCCCTTCTTGGTGTAGCCCTTCCAACACTTCTCCGTGATTATCTCACTGGCTCTCATTACTTCTTCTTGCTGTTGCCCCAGTTGGCCGCACCCTTTTTACGACACTGCACTAGTGCACCACTGGCGTAGGCCGAAGGCCATACTTTGTATCTTGATTTCACCTTGTGATAGCAGGCATCCTGTTTCTCTGCTAACTGTTCGAACTCTTCTTCTGTGATACCAACCACTTCACGGATCTGCATGTTACCACTTCCTACAAGACCAATATCTCGCTTTGGTCTTTGGTCCTGGGTTCGCACAGTTGTGTCTTGCCCTGAATGATTTTCTCGCTTTTGGATTTGACTTCCTGATCTTCATGGTCTTCTGTCCGGCCTTCCTGGCTGAACTGCCACCGTGTCCGAAGTTGACCTTCTTGACGTTGCCTGTCTTGGGATCCTTCACGTACACCTTGAATTTCTTGACATCACCACGCATTGGTTTGTTCAGAGGTACCTTACGACCCCTGTACTCCGCGTCAAACAGTTCCGTCTCGTCTTCTGGGAAACCCAGTTCGCCGAAAGCCTCGTAGAACGCATCATCGTCCTCGAACGTCATCTCGTCCTCTTCCGGGAATGGTTCGTATTTGCTTTCGTCTAGAGCAACCAAGGCCTCTTCCGCGTTGGTCAGTGATTGTATCGCTGACTTCTTGGCTTCCTCATCCACTGACAGTGCTTCCACCCTGTCCTTGATCTGCGATATGTCCAGCATCACCTTTGTGAATTCGATCTTGTCATCATCTGCTAATTCGTTCATTTCGTTTGTGGGCACGTTTATGCCGTCGATCCTGTTTAATATTGATCTTATTTCAACCATTGATTCCGCTATCGGTGAGTTGCCCATCTGCATCTGTGTCCTGTCGTTTGTGAATTGTGTTGTCTTTGCCAATCCCCTGCTACCTGCACTGGCCGGTGACTGGATCTGCTTGCCAGCGGACACGTGTCCCGTGTCTGTCATTGACACTTTGGCGTCTATGTATGATCCGTAGTTGTAGGGTATAGAGCTCATTTGTAGTATTTATTTCCACAGCACCATCTTGAAACGTTCTTTGTCTATGCCAAAGAATTCAGTTTTCCACTCGCTCTGTTCAAAAAAGCCCAGTTTATGCCACTCATTTTTACGTTCCAGCATGGTCCGTGCCCGTTCATCCCAGTCCTGGTTCACGAGGAACTCATCCATCTTCTCTTTCTTGTCCGCCACCTCGTTGTGGTCGAACCCGTCGTACTCCCAGTGTAGCAGTTCAAACACGTTGCCCTCACGGTCACAGTAGTCTATGCTGAAATCCAGTCCCCATTTGGGCCTCATGGCGATCAGTTTGTAGAAGTGTGGCCTGTATGCGGCCCAT